GCCGAGCGGAGCGATCATTCCGAGGTTCCTGAGATCCGAGCATCGCTTCCAATAACCCGAGCCGGAGAGGCCTGCGGAGACTCCTGCCTCCTCATCGGTGAGACCTCGATCTCCGGCGATCATGTAGGCGTTGAGCAGTCTGTCTCTCTGCGATGGAGCCCTCCGCTCGGCTGCAGCCGCAGCCTGCTGGGAGGTCTCAGGGTCGGAACTCCGGGCGAGTGCCCGGGGCTCTCTGATCAACTCCAGATTCGGCTTCTCGGCTGAGCCCCCGAGGCCGAAGGAGTGGCTGAAGAGTTGGCCCTGCATCAGAACGGCTCCTCATCCTGCTGAGGCTGGGGAGCATCGGCTGGGAGGGTCATAATCGCTGTGATGAGACCGCTCGCCTCCTTCTTGCTGAGTTGGGCGAGCGAGGTGATCTCTCGATCCGCCTGAACGGAGGCGAGGGCCAGACCGTCATCAATCCCTCGCTCTCGCACAAGTTTGTTGATCAGCCCGAGTTGCTTGTCTGAGACTCGATCCGATGCCCCCGATGGCTCCCTCTTGCTCGGCTTGCGCTCGGGCGATGCGATGGGGGCGATGGGGGCTCCTGAGACCTCCCTCGGGGTCTCGGGTTGTCGGTTGCGAACCTCCTCCGCTGAGGCGATGCGCTGAGAGTCTGCCGCTAGGACTGCCACGATGGCCCTGCCCCACGCCGAGGTCTCTGCGTTCATCACCTCACTCAGTTTGGTGAACGAGGTCTGACCGACTGCAGGCTCCGCCGCAACCGCTATCCCCGGGCAGGGATCATCGGGCGAACGGAACGCCGCAGCCGTGTAAACGATGAACTCGCGCCCACCGATCTCCATGATGCGGAACGGCTCACTCGGATTGAAAGGGCGGAGGCATCCGTTCGGATACGCCGCCTTGAACCTGCGGATGCGCTCCGCCACATCCACATACCCATCCATACTGAAACTCATGACCTCTCCTTCGTGCGTGACTTGTTGGGTTTGCCCGAGGAGAACCGCATCACGCGATACGGCCTTCCGGGCTTCTCATAGTTGGCGCAGAGATCAGGATGATCCTGCCTCAACCGAGACTCATCAAGCGAGGCTCTCCCAGCCTGCTCCTTCCATGTGATGACCTCACGACCATCCAGCACTCCGATCTCGGCATCCAGCAGCATCCGGGCGAGCGCATCCTTCGCCTGCTTCTCCTGAGTCTCGGCCTGCGCCTTCAGGTCTCGGGCATCAGCGAGAACATGGAGCCACTGCCCTGCCTCGCTCGGCAACTCTGCGATGCGAGGCGTTGCCCTCCATAGGTCGGTGATCTGCTCGTATGAGAACTCATCGGGGGCGAGAGGATCGCCTTCATCAACGGCACAGCCGAGTCGCTCAGCCTCCAGCAGCAGCGCATCCCACGCCTCGGGATTCTTGGGAACCTGAGTGAGCGAGAGTCGCTGGTCTCGATCTAGTGCCATGATGAACACCTCTGCTCCGAGGAGCGAGCCCTGAACCCATGTCTGCCAGAGCCACTCCGCAGGGAGATCCTCGGCAGCCCTGATCGAGTACCGAGTCGTTGTCTTGGCCTCAACGATGACCTCGGGCTTCTCGGCTGCGCCAACGATGCCATCGAGGGTCGCTATCCATCGGCCCTCGGCATACATAACGCCCGGGGCGATGACCTCTGCTCTGAGGATGCGCCCAGCCTCAGCGAGGAGCGCAGGCTCCAGCACATGACCTCTGCGGAACGCCTCAGTCTGCTCCGACATGATCGGCTCACTGCGTTTCGCGGCGAACAGATCGCCTCTGCTCACATAGGGGCTCTGCCCCATCACCGAGGCCGCCTCCGATGCGCCGAACACGCAGAGCCCTTCCGGGTCTCTCCATCTCAAACGCAGCCACTCCTCGGAGCCATGCTCAGGTTTGCTCACGATTTGCATAACGGTTCCCTCCTCGATGGGTGACTCCCATCATGGCGGAGGGGTGCTGCACAGTTTCGATCAGGACTCGGAACGCCGGATCTCCTCACCGTTTCGAGTGAGCCGCTTCTGCCATCCCAGACCGATGTTGATTCCCTCATAGAGGAGATGCGCCTGCGCCTCGTTATCAACGGAGAACCGAGTCTCCCAATGCCTGCGGAAGTCTCTGCGAGTCTGGATGCAGTAGGTCACCATGAGTCTCCTCCTCCTCGGGCTCCCTGCCCGATGCCTTCAGAGTAGGGGGGCAGTCGGTCAAAGTCAAAGACCCCGATTTGACTTGCCATGCTATGCTTCTAATAGGAGCAGGCAGCCGCCTGCCCAGACAGAGGGAGACATGGAATGGATACGAAGGAGATCACTACCCCCGAGCAGGCCGAGGCTCTGCTCCGGGAGATGACGGAGCGACACGGCAGCCCTGCCTACATCGCGTTCATCCCCGGGCGCATCCGCAGGATGGTGCCACTCGACACTCGCAGGGAGATCCTCGCAGGGGCTCGCATCTCGGAGGGATGGCAGAGTCAGGCTCGGGATGCAGGCAGGGAGACCATCCTCCGATACGCCAGAGAGAACTTCGCCGCCATCGTCACGGTGAGGGAACTCGCAGAGATGGCAGGAGTCTCTCAGAGCATCGCCCGAGACACGGTGAGGGCGAACCCTCGCCTGTTCCGCAAGTCCGAGGGCCACACCTACGAGTGCCGAGGGGATGCAGACCTCTGATGAACATCCGCATCCCAGCCGAGGTCATGGCTGCAGTCAACGCCACCGCTCAGCGAAAGACGGAGGAGGCGCAGGCGCAGCAACGCCAACGGCAGACTGAGCCAGAGGGAGCCCTGCGAGAGAGACCTCTCTCCCCCATCATCATCCGAGAGGCCGCAGACCTCACGGAGGAGATGCTCCCAGCCATCACCGAACTCGTTGATGACCTCTGCCCGGATCCTGACGAACGGGTGGATTGGGAACAGTTCGTGGACTATCTGGAGCGATGGGAGAACATCGTGGTCGCTGACCTCGACTGCCCAGCGTTGCACAAACTCCAGCGCATCGTGCGCAGACTCCGAGAGCAGGGATGAGGCGCAGGTCTCCGAGACTGAACGCCGAGCAGGTCACCATCCTGCTCACCGCTCTGGGCGACTATCTGGAGCGGCAGGAGGAGATTGCCCACGACATAGAGGCGGTAATCTGCCTCGCCGCTGACGATGAGATTGCGTTGATGGAGTTCGATCTCAACGATGTGCAACGGCGATGTGCGTTGGCCTATCAGAGCGTGGCCATCCTCCGCCTGCTCTGCCCCGAGGCGTTCACCGACAACTGAGCCCCCTCACTCGGGGCAGGGGAGGAAGGGAGGGAACTCACTCCTGCCCCGAGGGAGCGCAGCGGAACAGGGGGGCTGCACCCGACTGCGATACTACCCTCATGCCCCTCACCATGCCCACAGGGATGCAGAGGATCGAGTCGAACTGCGGCTCATAGTCATCCTGCCCGAGACTGTGAACCGACTGCGCCACAACGACATGACCGAGTTTGGCGGATGGCATCAGAATCCCCACGGTGCTAACTCGACACGGCTCCTGCTCCAACTCATCGCCAGAGATCCACGTGCCGGGATCCGAGTGAGCATCATCCCACTCCACGATGACCACCTGCAGATCGCTCACCATTTCTCCTTCTTGGGGTCAGCGCAGAACACGGGGGCCTGCACCGTCAGACCTCGCTCAGGGGTCACTATGGCGAGAGCCTGCTGCGGCGGCTCAAATCCGAAGTTGCTTACCTTTGCGTACTCATCGTAGCCCTTCAACGAACCGTTGATGATCAGGGAGGGAGTCGAGAGATACTGATGCCAATGCCCGAGCCACAGCGTGGAGAACTGCGAGCCGATGGCGAGATGATGCTGAGCCTTCCTCGCCCGGAGCCGCATGATCGGAGGGTAGATGCCGCCGATGCCTCCGCCCCCATTGACCTGATCTCCATGCGTGAGGAGATGATGATGCTCGTAGATCGAGATGAGACAGTCTGCAGACTCAGGTATCTGAAAGGAGACCCGGGCATCCCCCGAGAAGTGGCGTTCCACCATCTTCGCTAGCAGCCAATCGAAGTTGGTGCGAACCCTCTGTTTCGCCCGAGGCTTCCTGCTCATCCTGCCGTGATTACCGACAACGGAGGCCACATGAACCTTGCCGAAGTCTCCTGCGAGGAGGTCAATGCCTGCCGCGATTTGCTCGCTCCAGAACAGGAGAGAGCCGAGCATCGTGTCTGCGTTGGTCTCCTTCAGTTCCTCGTGGATGTCGCCTGAGAAGATGTCGCCCCCGAGGAGCAGGATGATCCCGTCATACCTGACCCCTGCGAGATAGTGGCGAGCGAGTTTCACCACATTCTGAGCCCATCGCTCCAGCCTGATCACTGCGATCTCTCGGTTGTAGGCGTTGAGGCCCTCCATCTCCTCCGGCTTCACAACTTCGTCAAAGTGAGTATCGGAGAGCATCACCATCAGGGTTGCCGCCGAGGCTCTCGGCTTGCCGGGGCTCATCCATCGAGGCGGCTGCAACTCCGCACCCTCGGCTGCGGAGACTAGGGAGAGGGCTCGCTCGGAGGTCTCCAGAGCCTCCCGGAGGCGAGCGACCTCTCTCAAGGCGGTGTCGCGCTCACGCCTGAGTTTGACTAGGGCGGCCCCAGCCGCAACATTGCCCTGCTCCTCGATCTCTCCTCTAAGGCTCACAGGTCAGTTCCCCTCTTCGCGCTCGCCTGATCGAGTGCGTGGAGAGCCTGATGCCTCGCTTCCGCATCACCTCCGCTATCGCATGAAGGGGGATAGTCGGATCGAGGATGGCCTCTAGGAGGTCTCTCCTCTCCTCCTCCGATAGTTGCTCTAGGGCTGCATCAACTCCGTGCCTACGCCGTGAGGTCGCCGCCTGCTCCTTGATCTCCTCGCTGAGTCTGCTCACGCTGTGCCTCCTTATGCCATCGTATGTGTCCGTGCATGAGATCCTCAACCCGGGTCAGCGACCTGAACACATGGGCGATCTGCTGAGACACGATGGCATGATCATCCCGATTCTCCTTGCGGTTTCGCTGGATGAGAGCCACGATGATGCCTCCAACAGCCGTAAAGAGCCCCACCATGACTGCCGCGAGCCCCTGATCCATTAGGAGACCTGCATCCTCTCAAAGGCGGCCTTGATGGCCTCGGGATCGTCGCTGATCGAGGGCGACAGTTCAACGTGGATCCAATCGCCGCCCGGAGCCCCGGAGATGGTCTGCTTGTCGTATCGCCTCCATGAGCCCCTATCGCATCGCCATCCCCTGCCGAAGGGGGCAGGCTGGTAGTCGAGGATGGCCTCTAGGCCGAACTGATTCGCCCGGGAGGTCAGCAGCCTCATCCACTCGGCGGCGACCTTTCTCCCATCGGGTCTCCCTCTCCCATCCCTCATGTTGCGGTAGGAGAGATCCACGGCCCTGCCTGTGGCATGAACGCTCAGGCTCTCCTTGCCTCTGGCTCTCCGATTCGCAAAGGTTCCATTATTCCAGAGGGCGCGATCAGTCCGAGCCTCGATCTGGGCGACGAACTCCAGCAGCCCCGGGCGAGCCCCCGAGGCGATGCCATCAGAGATTCCCGTGTATTTGCGAGCAGGCCTAGCGTTGGTCATCCGAGGAGCCTCTGCCGAACGCCGGATCCTTCGGGTTTGCCCATCGGAGGAGCGGAGGGAGGATCGCGGCGAGGGCCGCCTTGATCAGAGCATCCGGCTCCGTTTGGCCTGTTGCGAGAACTGCGGCGACTGCCCCGATGGCGGAGCGTAGGTATGAGGCGAGGGCCGCCTTCTGCTGGGGGGTGAGTTGGGGCATGATGATCCTCCTCGGTTGAGGCTACTCGTTCTCTGCGTTCTCGATGCTCGGTGCGACGAATACATCGTTCACCGCATCATAGGTGTCACCGATACCTGCGTACTTAGAACGGAAGTTGTGGTTGTACGAAGTCTGCCGCCACTCGCCCGATAGTCCGATGCTTGCGATGAACGCCTGACCTGCCGCTTCACTTTCTGGGAAGTCGCCGCCAGCGCAGTCGTCGTTGCCGATGACGATGACTTCACGAACGATGCCGTTCTCTATCTTTGCGAAGTGTGCCATTATGCCACCGTCAAACTTCCTGAGCCGTTGAACTGAAAATAAGAATAACTACCGTCTGCGGTTGGTGTCGCTGATGTTGCGCCCGATGCGCTTACTGTCAAACCCGATGCGTCTGCGGTGAGATAACGAATAACGACTTGACCTGAGCCGCCGTTGCCAGTCGTTAGATTCACACCTGCGCCGCCGCCACCGCCGCCACGATTCACCGTACCGTTCCCACCTGCCCCACCACTACCGCCGTTCCCAGCGTTAGTTCCACCTGTGCCGCCTGTGTTGCTTGACCCACCACCGCCGCCAGAATAAGAGATAGAAGAACCCGTGTAGTCGTTTGTAGATGCCGCACCACCAGCACCACCTGTTGAAGAGTTAGGTGCGTTCCCACCTGCGCCACCCTTACCGCCACCGCCACCGCCTGCCACTTGACCTGATGTGACAGCAACAACTCCACCGTTATTGCCTTCGCCGCTTATCCCAAGACCACCACCACCGCCACCCGAACCGCCACTTGCGCCAGAAGAAGCATAATGACCATGACCGCCACCACCGCCATTGGCTGTGACTCCACCGAACCCTGATGCCGTGCCATTACTGCCTATGCGACCATTTGACGCACCACCAGCACCTGACGCACCGACTGTGACGGTGTGAGTTTGTTTGCCGATGATTAGTGTTCCTGTTTTCATACCGCCACCGCCACCCCCACCGCCGCCTTGATACTCATTTTCTCTGCCGCCACCGCCGCCGCCACCGACCAGCAGATACTCAACGCTCAATGTCTGCGTTCCAGCACCACGCTTAGTCCACTCCGTAATCTTCGTGCCTGAGCGTGTGCGCTCACCGAAACGCATCGCCTGCCGCCTATGCGGTGATGCGGTTCACATAACCGCCAATCATCACGACATTCGCTGTTGCGGCGAACGCACGCACGACGAGAGCCGTTGCGTTGCCCTTGATGACGAGACCCGGCACGATGAGGAGCAGGCCGCTCTCTGCGGTGATGGTCTGCTCGATCAAGTCATCGGGGGAGGAGACTCCGCCGAACTCGATGGTCAGTTTGCGATCAGTCGAATCCGAGTTCACGGCATAGAGCCAGACCTCATCGTAGGTCGTTGCGGTGCTCGACCCCGTATGGATGGTCGTGCCTGCGGTTCCGGTGGCCGCAACCTTGATCAGCCTGCCATCAGTCGAGCCGCTGAGATGAATCTTGCTGTATGTCGCCATGAGGTCTCCTTATGCGAACAGGGCTGCGCCGAGAACGAGTTGATCCGAGTCGTTGGTGATGCCATACGCTACCCATGAGGAGCCCGAGTAGAAGTACAGCGTGTTGTCTGCATCAATGTAGGCGAACATACCTTCAGCGAGAGTGGGCTCCCCGGCACCGCCGAAGGCGGCATCTCGCGCCGCAGTCGTGGCGAACCGCATGATGGATTGATCCATCAGGAAGGTGTTCACCTGTGCGGCTGTGAGTACCTGCCCGGATGTGAAGAGGAGTGCGCCTGCGCCTGCCATACCCGAGCATCCTACCGTTCAGCCGAGTGCGTTGTCTGCATCGAGGACACCAAACTCGGGGTCGTTGAGGAGCAACTGATACACGATGGAGATCCATGCGAGGCCGATACCAACCGTGTGCGCCCCGGGCGTTATCTGATGGGAGATGCTCTGGATTTGGTAGGTGTCCGAGACCTGCAGGGGGGATCCCGAGGCGAAGGTGCGAGTGATGCTTATCTGATCCCCGATTTCCAGCCCGAGGATGGCAACTCGATCAGCCTCCGACTTGTCGTTCAGGATCAGGTTCATGGCATCGAAGCGGTACTCGGGTTCAGCGAACTGCCCGATGAGATCCTCCGCGAGGGTCAAGGCCTGTGCTTCGGAGCCGAGCAGGGAGTCCGAGAGGGTCAGGGTTTGGATGCCGAACTCGGTCTGGGAGGCCGCATCATCCGCAGTCTGGGGAGTGGCTCCCTCCGGGGTCACGACCACCTTGTTGAAGAGGATCTCTGAGCCGTAGCGGATGGAGAGGGTCTGATACGGGATGCCCACGCCTGAGTCCGAGAAGGACTCCACAGGGTTTGAGAATGATGTGGCTGCTCTGTCGAGGAACGTGAGGTCTCCGCCCCGGGCGATGAAGCACAGGCCCTGCTCTGCCTCAGCGATGCGCTGCAGATAGGTGAGGGCGTTGGTGTTCTCCGCGATCTGATAGGAGCCGAGGCTCGCAACCCCTGTGTCTATGTCTCGGGTCGCCGGATAGGCAACCTCCGGGAGATCGAGGAGGTAGGAGACTCTGGCCCCGGAGAGTTCGGCTGAGGGGGTCACATCGGCCTCTGTCGCTGTGTTGGCGAGAATCTGGAAGTCATCGGCGCAGGTCAGAACGGCTGTTGAGCGATCAGCCCCAGCAGGGGCAGGCTCATACGCCACATCCACATCTATGATGCGGCCAACGAATAGGGGCTCCCCATCGGCTGAGATGGAGACCTTCCTCCGGGGAACGACCCCTGAGCGACCTGCAGCCGCATCCCAATAGGGCGAGTCCTCGTTCAGCGGATCGAAGCGGCGATCATTATTCAGCAGTTTGAGGGAGAGGGAGCCTGCCGAGAAGGAGGCGAGTTGATCCTGCCTGCCGCGAGAGATCCGGGCCTCCTGCACATACGGTGCTATGTCGAGACCCTCTAGGCTGCCATCCAGCACATCGGAGCCATCGAGAGTCGAGGAGTCGAGCGTGAACTCCCGGACTAGGAAGCCGAGTTCTGCGAGGATCTCGATCTCCTCGCCCCACGGCAGGCTGGAGGCCATCAGGCGACCTTCAGAGGTTGGGCGGATCCGACTAGGGCTCCGTTGCGGAACTGCCATCTACGGAGGGCCTCCACGATGGCATCCCCAATCTCCGGGCCGTTGGCCCCCATCCCAGCATTGACCGTGATGTTGATTGAGCCCATCCCAGCAGCATCTCTCAGGGGGATGATCGCCTCCGGGCCTGCCTCGCCTACGAGGCCGATGGTGGGGCGAGTGACGATGCCCCCGGAGGCGAGGGCGACCATCGGGCCGAGTCCGAGGGGGCTGAAGAACGCCGGAGCGGCTACTGCTGCGGCTGCAGCCTGAGCGGCTGCGGCTGCGGCTGCGGCGACCTGCGATGGCAGAGCGGCCCCCTGCTGGGCCTCAATCCTCGATTCGGCCCGGGAGATGATCTCCGATGGAGTCTGCCGCTTCAGGGCGTTGAGTTCCTTCTGGGCCTCGATCAGGGAGAGCAGGGCATCCCTCTCCCTCTCGAACGCCTCAGCAACGGCATCAATCGCCTCCTGCTCACGCTTCTTCGCCTCGTTGAGATCATCGAGGGCCTCCCTGTAGGCATCGGAGCCCTCCTTCGCCCCGGTCAGCACTTCGTTGAGATAGGCCTGAGCCGCCGCCTGCTCGATTGTTGCATCCTTCTGATCGCGGATGGCATCCTCGACTCCTCGCTTGGCTGCATCGAGATCCCTCTCCGCCTCAGCCAACTCCTCCGGGGTTGCCGATTTGTTGCGCTCAGAGGCGAGAGCCCCCTCCGCATCCCTGACCCCGAGCGTTGCCTCGGCAACCCTGAACTTGGCCTCCTCCAGCGCGATCTCCGCCCTCCGTATCTCGACTGCTGAGGCCTCGGGGCTCTGGCGCAGATCAGCGAGTTCCTGCTCCGCCTCAGCGACCCGGAAGGCGGCCTCCTCAACATCGAACTTGGATCGAGAGAGATTCCTCTCCGCTTTGGCGACTGCCTCCGGGTCTGCCTTGATCGCCCGAAGGGCGGCGAGAGCCTGCTCCGCCTGCGTGACCCTCCGCAGGGCATCGGCCTGTGAGAGGTTGCTATCCCGAAGCCGCCTGTTGGCATCCTCCAGAGCCCGAGTCGCCTCCTGAGCCTTCCTCGACTCCTTCGGGTAGCCCTGAGTCACCAGATTGAACTGTGCTTGGGCGACCCTGACTCCCTCGGTTGCGTTCCCGAGGGCTCTCTGGGCCTCGGCTGTTGCTGCGCTTGCTTTGGTGAGATCCTTCTGCTGCGAGGTCACGCCCCGAAGGGCTGCGGTGTAATCTTTCAGCATCTCGGCTGCAGTCTTGACCGCCGTTCCCCCGAACGTTTCTTTCTTCTCCTTCTGCTCCTCCTTGATCTCCGCTATGCGGCGGCGGAATCTCGCAGTCTCAGCCACATCGAACTTGGTAAGTGCTGCGTTCGCCCGGTTCCCGGCATCCTCGGCGGCATCACCGATCTTGCCGAACGACACCTCGCTGAGCAGCGTCACATCTTTCAGGTTCGCTCCGAAGAAACGGAACACTTTGAGGAACACATTGTTCCAAGCGATGAACGAGTTGACCACGCCGATGATCGCATTCACCAGCAACTCAAACGCCTTTATCACCACGTTGATTGCAGCAATCGCAACCTTACGGAAGCCCTCGAATCGCACCATCAGAATCGCGATGATGGCGATCACTGCTGCGATTGCAGCCGCGATCAGACCGATGGGCGTGACTGCGAAAGATGCCCCAAAGGCGATGTTGGCGAGTTTCGCAGCGTTCGCCGCAACCGTGTAGGCGATGGCTGCGGCTCGGAGAGTCACTAGAGCCCCGGCGACTGCATAAATGGCGGATGCCATCGGGCCGAGGTTTGAGGTGAAGTTGAGAACCGACTCCCCCAAGAATCTGAATGCAGCCCCGGCTCCTCTCTCCCCGAGCAGGTTTGCGAACTGCTGGAGAACGGGGAGGATCCGGTCGTTGATGAAGGTGAGCATCGCCTTGAACACGGGGAGGAGGGCCGTGCCGATCTCTGCCCGGATGTTCTGGAACTGCGCCGCGAGGATGCGCTGTTGATTCGCTGCCCCATCCGAGGTGCGCTCAAAGTCTCCCTGAGCGAGGGCCGTGTCTTTCAGGATCAGGGCGTATGCAGCCTGAGATTTGGCCGCCACATCAAGGTTGCCTTTGCCGCTGTAGAGCCCGAGGTTGAGAGCCTCCTGCTTCAGGCGCACATCGTTGATCGCAACACCGAACCGTTTGAGTGGCTCAGTCTCCCCGGAGAGACCTGATCGCAGGGCTTGGATGGCATCCTCAACGCTGGTGTTGTTGAACGAGGCGAGATCCGCCGCCAACTGAACGAGCGTGACGCTCATGTTGGCCGCCTGCTCCCTCCCGACTCCGAACGCTTGGAACAGGTTGCCGTAGGTTCCTGCAGCCTCTAGGGCCGCCTGTTTGGAGATGCCTGCGGCGATTGCGCTCTTGTTGGCGAAGTCCTCGATGATCCCTGCGGAGTCTCCGAACACCACATTGACCTTGCTCTGTGACTCCTCCAGCGCAGAGGCCGCATCCACGAGGTTCTTGCCGATGACTGCCGCCGCCCCGATGGCGACTGCTGAAATCTTCGCGAGCCCAGCAACGAGAGATCCTGCCGCCTTGTTGGCGTTGAGCAGCCCGAACGCCGCCTTGTCTGAGCCAGACTCCAGCCGCTTGAAGTCGCGGATCGCTCGATCTATGCCCTTCGCATCGAAGGTGGAAATGATAGGTACGACTACTGCCATCTCAGATCCCCCTCAGTCCGAACCTGCCGAGCGATGTGCGCCCCCGGGCGGATGCAAACGCAGACTGCTTCGCCGTGCGAGACTCCGCTCCTGCCGCCAACGAGTCGTTCACTACCTTCTCCGCCTCCGCGATGGCGGCCCTGATCTCGCTCTCGATGGCTGGGAACTTGGAGAGAACTCCGGGCCACATCGCCCTCGATGCCTCCCCCTGCTTGCCCCGGAGGTTCGGGATGAAGTTGGGGTGCTTGCCGGAGGAGGAGCGGCCTGAGATGTCGAAGATGGCTCCTGCCGGATCTGTCTGCACAAGTTTGACGATGGGGGCCATCCCCGTAGCGCGATTGACCCTGCCGCCCGTTCTGACCTTGATCCCCTTCCGGGCTGATGGGCCGTAGTACTTAGGGAACCCCCCGGCGGTTCTCTGCCCGGAGGCTGATGCCTGCCATCCGCTCAGAGCATCCGACTCGGGGAACAGCGTACCCACATAGTCTGCGATGGGTTGCGCCGCCGTGCGCATCCTCCCCGTGATGGTCTTATGGAGCGACCTATCAAGGTAATAGAGTTCCTGCAGCACCTTCTTGATTCCGTCAATCTGAGTCACTGCGGCCATGATTACTCCGATGGTATCAGCGGCGCATCCTCTCCGCCTTCCAGCGGAGGTACGCCCACATTTCTCTGATCATCTCATCGCCTGAGTCGAGGAGATCGAGCGGTGCTATTCCTGTTTCGCAGGCGAGAGCCGCGATCAGGTAGGTGGCTGACTCTGATCCAAAGGGCCGGGATCAGCCGCCTCTCGCGGAGTGCAGGCAACCACGGTGCTAACCCAATCTGGATCGAAGCGGAGGGCAGTCTGCTTGGTGCGAGTCAGCGCAGACCAAGCGAGCCATGCGAGATCAGTGAGCCGGAGGTCTGAGTCGAGGCGAGCCACGCTCCGATTCCATGTGCGTTCAAACCCCACGAAATCGGGGAACGCCGCATCCACATCGGCTTTGTCGCCGTTGATGAACTCAACCGTCAATGCAATCTTCATCGGCCCTGCTCCTCTGCGATGCTCAGATTACGATGTTGCCTTTGCGATTGACCCACCTTGGAAGGTGAGTTCAGTCGTTCCGAGTTCTCCGACACCGCCGTTGATCGGGGTGTGCGAAGCGAGGTACGCACCCGTGATGGTGTATGACGGGTTTGTTGAGGAGACTGCGGCGGAGGTCGGCTTGAAAACGACTGTCGTGGTTGTGCCAACGAGTGGGAAGATGGTCGCTTCCACGTTCGCTGCAGCGAAATCCTGATTGAGTGTGACGGTTGCCGAGATGTTGCCGAGACCATCCGTGAACTTGCGGCTGTTGTCTCCGAACGCAGTGACCTCAATCGCCTCTTTCTCGTAGTTGATCGTCACATTCGTGGCTCGGCTGGCGAGATCCACGCTGTTGATTGAAACAGTCACATCTTTGAGAACGATTTGTGCCATGAGCGATTACTCCTTATCCTTGTCGGCCTTGCTCTTTGGAACGCCCACGACTCCGAGGTGGCCTGCCTCGATGAGAGCCGGAATGTTCGCGCCCGGGAGATCCTCCTCGGTGACCAGATCGCCGTGCTTGTGACCTGAGAGCAGGTCGCTAGTCACTTTGTACTGAGCCATGTTGAGTCTCCTAGCCGTGAACCGTCACCGTGAACTGTACCTGAAGGAAGTCAGCATCCGCAACCGTGAGAGAGGTAATGTTCGCAGCCGAGGCAACGACCAGCGTGCTGCAGACTCCTCCGAGAGTCGGATCTGCCTCTATGGCTGCTCTGATCGAGGAGGCCCCGGAATAGGCTAGGTATCCATCCAGCAGACTGTGGGCTGTGCGATCCACCCAGCGGCCTGTGACTGCGGTGATGCCCCAAGTCATCAGCACATCGCCCCCTCCCATCGCTCTGTGATACTCAACCTGCTGGAGAACGGGGAAGGCGAACGGGGGATTGAGTTGCTCTGGCTGATTGGAGTAGGCCCTCAGCCCCGAGATGGTGCCGAGCCGAGTCTGCAGCCCGGAGGCGACCTGAGAGACCGTTGCAGGCATCAGGCGAGCCCGAGGATGCGGTAGGGCTGCAGGAGGTCTCGCACATCGGGATCAACGGAGCGCACCTGAAGGGCCATGTCTCCAAACCCGACAACGCCGAGGGCTGAGTTGTATCTGGCGAAGCCACGGATCGAGAGGAGGATGCAGGCCTCCCTCACATCGTAGGGAACGGAGGGCCATCCCCAGACTGCCGTGACCTCAACGCCCGGGAGATCGGGAGGGGAGAAGAGGGGGAACGATTTGCCGCCCGTTGCTTGGATCAGGGTGTAGGGGCGAGACTGCAGCGATGCGTTCGTTGGCGCGAGTATGTAGTCGGTGTTCAGGCTCCATGTGGTCTCGTAGGTTCCGTCGCCATCATTATCCGTCTTCAGCGTGATGCTGGTGGTCGAGAGATCCTGCACCGTGAGATGGTAGGAGTAGTTGCTGTAGAGCCGGATGGCGGTTGAGGCGGTCTGATAGAAGAACCGATTGCAGTACCCGTCAATGCGCCGAGAGGCTCCCTCGATGGCCTGCTCCAGCAGACTGTTATCCGTGTTATCGGTCAGGCGGAGAACTGATTTGACCTCCGCCAGCGTTGCGTATCCGTTGGTGATACTCACGGCTTCCTGCGCTTCCGGGCGCGAGGAGCGATGGCTCGCTCAGTCTCCGGGGAGAGCGAGGTGGTCTCCATCTCATGCCCGAGGGCCGCTAGAGCAGCATCAACGGCGGCGACTCGATCCCGGAGACCTCTGGCCTCATAGCCTCTCCGCTCAACGAGCAGAGCCGTGATCTCCTGTTGTCGTGCGTGGCTCATCATGCCTCCATCGTAGAGGAGGCTGATGCCTCCGCGATCAGAGAACCCTCAGTTAGAAGGTCGGTGTGACCAAGCCCGTGCCGTTGATCTGAGCCCAAGCGTTCGGGTAGCGGTTCGCCGTGAAGGCCGAGTATCCGTACACCACGAGGGTCACATCGAGTTCGGCAACCTTCGGCTGCTCGAAGCGGAGGAGCATCGGATCGCCACCAGCCTGCTCGAACAGGTGCAACTCTTGGAAGTTGCCCACATAGATGGTGTCTTGATTCGTGCCTGATCCTTTGTTCGTGGCCACGTTTGCATCGGTGATGACCGGGAGGCCGAGGATGCTGTAGCCGCTGTTGCCGTACTGAGCAGATCCTGCACCTGTTGCCACAGGGTTGAGGGCAACGGGTGACGGAACCGCAAGCGGGCGGTTGGTGCTATCCACCGCAGCCAAGATGAAGGCGAGGCGGCGAGGATGCATGATGATCGCGTTCGGGCCTGCGAAGAAGGTCGTTTGCACCTTCTGCACCGCATCCGCCAACTTCGGGTACAACTCTGCAACCGTCGGGTCGCCATCCGTGTAGGTCACGGCCTGACCTGCCGAGGTGAACAGTTCCGCCACCAGCAGTTCGTCGAGTTTCGTGTGGTATGCGGCGATGAGATCCGCGATGACCAGCGAATCAACATTCGTTCCACGCTCAATCGCCTGACGCGAAACATTCTGCTGACCAGCGATGGTCTTCACCGTCAGGTCGAGTTTCGTATCGTCAATGTTCGTCTCTTGCACGGCTGCACCTTCGGTCTGCTCCGCAACTGCGGAACCCGTGGTGACCTTCGAGATCGAGATGGTCAGACCTGCATCGGGGAGAGCGTGCTTGCGAGCGCGATCCGCAACGGGGCGACCTGCTCGTGCGAGCGGTGCGGCGAGTTCGGTGAGGAACTGCGGAACGACCAAACCTGAGAAGTTCGTTGAGGTCACATCACGACGCTCGACACGCTCCTCGTTCATGTGGCGAGAGAGTCGCTCCCGGGCGGCGTAGTCGTTGTTGAACTGCGCCGAGAACGCATCGCGGAGGAACGAGTTGCTGCTCTCCGGGCTGTAGGTGCGTGGTTCTGACTTGATGGTGGTCACGGCGGTCTCCTCTAGTTTGACCTCGGCTCGGATCTCCGCAGCCTTCGCCTGACGCTCTTCAAGTTCGCTGTAGCGAGCGATCTGCTCATCCAGCGAGCGGATCTGATCGAGGTTGGCTGCAACTGCTGCATCCTCCTCGGAGGTTATGTCGCGGCCTGCGGCCTGCGCCTCGTTCACGATGTTCTCGCTTGCGCTGATCAGCGCAGTGCGCTTCTCGATGAGAGTGGCTGAGTGCTTCACGGTTGCCTCGTTTCGTTTGTCTCTGATTGTCTCGGAGTGCTTCTGCGAGTGATCCTCATCGGATCGGCTCTATTGCGGCTGCCGTTTCGCTCTGGCGATCCTCAGTTGTGCTTGCCTGAGTGCCGTAGCGACAGTAGGGAGCGTACCAGAGGTCTGGGCGGTTCGCAACTCTGCCGAGGTCTCCTCATAGGCAGGGAAGGTCACTACCGAAACATCGAATAGTTGCACCTCCCGGAGTTCCCTCACCGAGCGGTCAGGGCTCCACGAATCCTTGATGGTGCGGAACGCAAACGACATTTGTGAGAGGTCTCCCCGGCTCATCGCTGAGAGGACTCTCTGGGCATCAGGGTTCGCAGGATCGAGTTCGGCCTCCACCATCAGGCCCGTATCATCCTCGCTCAGCGTGAGGGTTCCAGACTTTGTGCGAGCCAAAGGTACACCCTCGTGATCTACGAGGAGTCTCACATCGGCTCCATCGTTCAGGGTCTTGGTGAACGCCCCCCTCCGCACATACTCGATGAACGGCATCGGCTCAGAGGGCGAGTCAAAGACTGCGGCGTATCCCATCAACCTGTTCCCATCCCCCTGCTTGCGAACCGCGAGGTTCGTGAACGCAAAGGATCGCTGCTGCGCCTCATCATCTCTCACGCACCAGCGGAACTCAGAAGCGGAGTCAGCCATAGGTGGCAGGAACTCTACACCCTCGTTGGCGGAGTTTCTATCCTGCGTTGAGTGACGAGGATGATCGGGGTGGAGCAGGTCGTTATCGGTCACATACTTAGGGTTCTCGGGCCTACCTGTGCGAGCCAGATACAGGAAGGCATTCACCCTCGCCATCGCCCACTGTTGCCTGCTCATCCCCGGGCGGTGCGACGATGAGAACGCCCCTGCTCCTCTCCGCCAAACCGAGCGCAGAGCCCCGACCCTCACCCGAGTCCACGAAGGGCGATCATCAGCAGCCATCTTCTCGTTATGTTCGGTGGCTTTCTTCTGTAGGCTGCTCTCTATCGCATCCGAGAGAGTGATCTTGCCCATCTTGTCTTTGGCTGACCCCGGCTCGTTCTTGTCGGAACCTGTGATCTGATCGCTCTTGGGGGCTGGAGGGTCTGCCCTCTCCTCTGCCTCATCGAGCCGCTCTACGATGCGTTCCGCATAGGCCTGAGCCCTCTCTGCGCTCGATCTGCTGGAGCCGCCGCCCCAGAGGAGCATGGCGACCAGCCCCGGCGTGATCTCTCCGGGCTCATCTACCGCCGCGAGATCAACGATGTGCCTCGCAATCCACGGCCCTATCTTGCGCCACTTCTGCTCGGAGACCTGCCCAGCCGCCATCTTTCGCGCATCCTCGACCGTTTGAGGCACCAGCCCGGAGCCTGACTTGCCCTCCTCATGCAGCCGGAGCCCTCGCTCGGCTGATGCTCGCATGAACGAGGGGGCCGAGAGATCAGGCTCCTGACGCTCCTCAATCATGGGTTCCGCCGCCGAGATCTCCCCGAGCGGCTCGATGCCTTCAGAGATCGAGGCCGCGACCATCTGTGCGATGGCCTCATCTTTGGTGTCGTGGCATCCGATCACATCGAGACTGCCATCATCCTCCTGTTTGACTGCGGCCCATCCGCTGCAGCCCGGGGCGTTGTCTGAGATTCCGTACGGCATCAGTTGCTACCTTTCAGGCCGCTGAGCATCGGATCCGATGGTGGGCAACTCGCCCCCCTCGACTCCGGCAACAGCCGTGCCAGAGATGCCGAGAACGAACTGATCTCCTCCCTCATAGGGCTCCCGATCCTCTTGATCTCGGGCTTCGTTCGGGCTCAGCGTTCCAGACATGATTTGTGCTTGCTGCGCCCGGACTCTAGTGAGCAGGTCTGCCCTCTCGAACTCATCGGCGTTGAACTTGACCTGCTGCGGCATCGGCAGGAGGTCAGAGATGGCGACCTCGATCCTCCGCATCCACGGCAGGAGCGTGTAGCGCACGAAGTTGATACCAGCGGATTCCACGTTCTGATAGGTCTGCGAGTCTCCGCCTGTTCCGTTGATGAGATGGAGGGGGATGCGATAGGCCCGTGCTATGTCTCGCACTAGAGCCTCTCGATGCTCCAACATTTGCAAATCGGCGGCTGAGGTCACTATCGGTTTCCATTTCAGCCCTGAGGTGAGGACTGCTGGGCGGCGATGCTTGTAGTGCGAATCCTCCCAGTTGCGCCTAACGAGTTCTGCCTGCTCCTGAGTGAGTGAGCCATCGGTCTCCAGCACGGAGGATGGGGTTGCGCCTTCTCCGTAGAACTGAGCGAGGTAGCGATCCATCGCCATCGCAGTACCGATTGAGTTGCGGTTGGCCTCCAGCGGAGAGATGCCTCTGCGCCTGCCCGGGAGGATGATCCAATGGATTCCCTTGATCTGCGAGGTTGAGTATCTCTCCCTGTTGATCTCGTACTGATACGAGCCATCGGTATCCGAGTACACATCCTTGATGTGCTGAGGATGCAGGTTGATCATCTCAACGGGCATCTCGCCGGGATTCCGAGGCGCAAAGATGTAGGCGCATCCATGAGTGGTCAGCGACAGAACCGTTTGGTGGATGAACTCAAACATCGTTTGGTGTTCGTTCGGCTTCTGCAGAACGCTCGGTGTAGGCAGAACCTCGATGCGGTCTCCTCGCTTGCGGTACAACTCCAGAGGCATCGCGGCGATGGAGTCTGCGATGATTGAGACTGCGGAGAGGAACGCCGAGGATCCGAACGCCGATGATTCGGTGACCACCTCGCCCGAATAGTTTGGGTAGAAGGGCCGAGCGGAGATTTGGTAGGGGTCGAGATCATAGGGGAGGGCTCGCCTCTCTCTGTTGCGCCACAAACTCATGCTGCGAGACCTCCTGCGAGGATGAGAAGGATACCTGCTGCGATGAGGGCTCCGGGGATAGTCCACAGGCCGATGCCGAGAACGATGAGACCTCCGCCGATGATCTCTGCTGCTGTTGTGATGTGGGTTCTGTTCATCGCCAAATGTTGAGAACCGTTGGGGCCGCCTCGGATCGCTGCCGTTTCGTTGCTCGATCCAACGCTAACACGAGGGCGATGCAGGCATCTATCTTCCGCTTACTCTTGCCCTTGCTGAGTCTCCAGCCCTGCTCGGTCATCCTCTGGGCCGCCGATAGCACATGATCGCTCAGGGTTGGGCTCCCATCGTGGGCGACCCTCCCGGCGACAATCAGTTCGTAGGCGTTGCCGCAGGCAGGCACCATTCGCTGTGCGCTCTGGGGGAACTCGACCATCGGGAGACCATCATCCGCGAGGGCTTCCGCTGAGCGTTGGAAGAAGGAGGGGTCGTAGGCGAACTCCTGCACCTGATAGGAGGCGGCGAGGCCCCGGAGATGCTGCTCGACCTCCGCCACATCAACCCCCTGCTCGCTCGGGTTCCAGACTCGGGCTCTGACTACGAGGCGATCATCCTGCGGCTGCGCTACGACTACGGCGATGGAGTCGTGCTTTAGAGCCATGTCTATCCCTATCCAAACGGGGAGATCCGGGCTGAGCGCGAGGTCTGAGCGGCAGGCATCCCAC